ATAAAACAAGATATAATATTAAATTATATTTTACTATATATTCATATATGTTAATATACAATAGTAAATATTTGTAATGATATCAACCACATTCACACGGTAGAAGTCACTGGTTCAAATCCAGTATCGCCTACCACCTGTTTCAAGAGTTTACGGCAATATGAAGCTGTAAGCTCTTTTTTTATGCTCTTTTGTGGTAAGCACTCGTTGTAAATGACTTGTTGGTGTGTAAATACGAGGTTCATAAAAATAGTGTTTTGGAAAGTTGTGACCATTTTGTGACCGGTTGTCTAAAAAACAGCTTTTTCCAACCTGACAGCCGCTTCCTGATTTTCGGATTTCATCAGGTGTGCATATACGTTTAAAGTTACAGTCGGGGTTGAATGTCCAAGCTGACTTTGAATGTATTTGATATTTTCCCCTTGTTCGATCAAAAGGCTTGCATACGTGTGCCTTAGGTCGTGAAAGCGGATTCTTGGCACGCCAGACTTTTTCAAGGCAGGCTTAAAGTACCGGTGCCTCATATTGGTATGATTAATCGGTTGCCCTGACTCATTCGGAAAGACCAGGTTCAGACTATTCAGCATACATGCAAGCTTCCATTTCTTGAGTTCGGCCATCATTCCGGGCCCCAGGTCAATTCTTCGTTTTGAAGCTGCTGTTTTGACATCATACCAGGCCTGATTGTTAAAAGTCCGTTCAATGCGTATCTGACTTGCTTCCCAGTCGATATCTGACCATTTCAGACCTAAAAGCTCCCCTTGTCGCGCTCCGCTCATAATTGCCAGCCGGAAAAGAGCATGGTATTTCTGATCAGTTACGGCATCCAGGAAGGCTTTTATTTCATCCGGTGTTAAGACCTTGATCTTTCTTTCCTCGACCGCCCCCTGATTCCTTGGCCTTTCCGCATCCCTCACAGGACTGTAGTCAAGGTATTTGTGCCGTACTGAATAAGCCATAATCTGACCAAGTGTCACTAACACCTTGCGCAAAGTGGATATGTTCATGTTTGCCTGTTGCCGCTTGGTTATCCATTTTTCAATAACAGCCGTTGTGATCAAGTTGACCCTCAAGCTGTTAAGCTCTTCAAAGTGAGTCCGCGTGTGACCTTCCAGGCAGGACCATGTTGACGCCCTGATATTCAGTTTCTTAAATCCAAGCCAGTCCTTTGCCACTTCGGAAAACAAAGGGATCCTTTCTTCAGGCAGGTATAAGCCCTTAGTAAGCTTATCCTCGATATTTCTTAATATCTCCCTTGCCCTGCCCTTTGTAGTGCCCTTTTTCAGTGTTTTACGCTTCCTGTTGCCCTGGTTGTCATAAAAGTCTATGACATACCGATCACGTCTCTTTTTTTTATTGATACATGCCATACAATACCTCCCTTCACTTTCTCCCTAATTATTCCAGGCTAAAGGCCGGCGGGAGTCACCGGCCTCAGGGTGCGACCCTGGCCTGGTAGTTTGTTGGCATACTCTATTTATGCCCATTCGTCGAGCAGGTCCAGATTGGTTTGGATTTCCAGTGCTATGCCATCCAGCAGGAAGTAAAAACCGTTTGACGATTCTTGGTCTAATATTCGCTGTTCATCGTGCGTATCACCGCGAAATAAACTCGCTACCGCTTTAATTTTGAACATTGAACGAAGTAAGTCGTGGTGTATCTCGTCAATGTCTTTTTTAATGGTTTCAACCGGTTCTGTTTCTTCTGTTTCGGTTTTTTCGTTATTCATCGGATACCTCCTTTTAAGCACATCCTTTTTCGCTATTTGTTGCCAGATTATTTATGTCTGCGCTCCCATCAAAACACCATTGTCGCCATACAGATAGGTATTAATTTCTTTCAATTCTTTTATTGCCCCCTGAATTATTTCGTCAATCGCCATTATCTGAGATTCGGGCAATTCTTTTGGTTCATCCATAGCTAAAAAAGCTATTTCCAGTTTTCCGATAATCCTGCTAAAGCTAAGTGAATAGTCGTTATCCACAAGCTTATCCCCGGCTTTGTCAGCCCGTTTCTCTTGGTAACTCATAGCGCACCTCCTTAAAAATAAAAATGCCCGAGACGTCCCAGGCTCCCAAAGAAAGCCCCCCGGCCCTTACGAGTCCGGGTGTCTCAGGCATATTGATTATTAATTTTTTCATGTCTTTGGGTTTTGGGAATTAAGTTTTAATGACTAAAATAAATTATATGTTTACATATAATACCATTATGTTTATAATGCAAGAAAAAGTTGCAAAATAACCCAAAAAAAATTATACAGGAGATATGAAAGTGGCCGTAAATATTAGAATGCCAAAAGAGATGAAAGAGGCGCTTGATAGAATTGCCGCCCGTGAATTTCGATCTCTCAATAGTCTAATCTTGCAACTGTTGAATGATCAGCTTAAAGCTAAGGATATCGACTGGCGCAAAGCGAAGGCCAAATAATCCATGGCCAAGGCGGCGGCCAAGGGGCGCCTCAAGGAGATCACAAGCCCTGCGGCCTCTCAGGCGGTCGATTTGTATTTATCATGAAGTCTTTAAAGGATTTCTCGGAAATTCTAACCCCACACACCCCTATCCGGATTGTTGACAGTTTTCCCTCTTCAATAAGATTGTATATCCTTCGAGGGGTGCAATTTAATCGCTCAGCAACCTGTCTCACACGCAACAACGGCCTTTTATCCAGCACAGGTAAGCCTTTAAAGAAAGGGGCTTACCTGTCATAGCAAGCCCTGTAAGATTATTAAGCCGGCGAACCGATCAACCGCTCAATTCCGCTCTCGATTTTTTCAGCTACGGAAAGTTGACCTTGACCATCGGCCGGATCCGGTTCACACAGCATTTTTTTTATCTTTTCCGACTCATCCCAAAGCCGGCTTAATCGCATAGAAATTGACAAGCCGCCTTCCGGTGTAGGTAACGATTCCCGAAGTGTTTTCACCTGCTCGTATAGATTTATTCGATCTTCGGCTGTTAAAACCGCCAGGTTGATATTTCTTATACCACGCTCGACCCAACTTCCCTTCCCCGCATCGCTCATTGGCCGGCCCTCGATCTGCTCTTGAATGACCAAAGCTTCGGCTATTTTGGATAGGTATTGTTCATTAAGCGCACTTTTCTGACTGAACAATTTTTTTTGCTCGGTTTCGATTGCTTTTTGCCTTGTTGTAGCTTCAACCGGTAAACGCTTAATCATGAGTTCTTTAAGCTGTGCCAAGCCGTGAAAGCAGGCTTTACGCCGGAGTTTAGCGGTTTCATAGGCCGCCCGGGCATCTTTGAGCAACTTCGATTCCTTTGAACTATCAAAGCAATCTTTTTGAACATCAAGCAATTTTTCATAAGCCTGATCATGTTCGGTTTTAAAGCTTTTTTCCGCTGCCTCCGCCTCAATGTAGGCCTCCGCAAGGCGTGCACAGGTTGCTTGCGGGTCATTAAGAATCTTAAACATTTGCTTTTCTCCTTCCGACTTTTTCAGCCGTCTTCTGAATTTTTTAAATTTGCCTCAGCTCGCTGCAGGGCATCCTTTACAAGAGGATTCTCTTCAAGGTTCGACGCCTGCTGTGGCTTTTCGGTTTGGAAACGTCTGTTCGCATCGTTAATCAGAGAATTCTTTTCAGAACTTAACTCCGGTGCTTTATCTACTACAGTTGAAAAATTCCTTGCTGAAAATTTATTTAAAAGATTGTATGGAATATTTTTATATCCCATTTTCTTAAGGCTCGCCAGGTTTGCCTGTGCCTGAACAGGCTCAAGCATGACATCCGCAAACCCCTTACTAACAGCCTCTTGCGCTGTAAGCCAGGTCTCTTCCACCATCATGCCCGATATTTCCATGTCATCAAGCCCGGTTTTATTTCGATATGATGATACCAGCCCCAGCTTGATCTTTTCCAGTGCATCAGCGGTTTTGCGCATATCGGCCGCTGTTCCCAGCGCCCAGCTTAAGGGGTCGTGTACCATCATCATGGCATTTTCCGGCATTTTAACCACATCCCCAGACATGGCAACTACCGAAGCAATCGAAGCCGCAATTCCGTCAATAAAAACTGTAATTTTTGCCTTGTGTGACTTTAGAGCGTTGTGGATTGCAAATCCGTCAAAAACGTTCCCACCTAGGGAGTTTATGCGAAGATCAATATTCTTTGCACTAAGCTTTTGAAGCTCTGAAACAAAGTCTTTTGCCGAAATACCTTCGCCAAAGAAATTTTTGCCGATCTCTTCATAAAGCAAAATTTCAGCATGGTCTTGTTTTGCGTTAATTTGATACCATTTTTTCATTTTGAAATTCCTTTCATAAAAGTTAATCATTATCAAATCATGTTAGCCGGAAGCCAAAGAATCGAGGGCCTTCCGGGTTTCATCGTTAAGGACCTTCTTAACGACCTTCTCAACCTCGGTTTCTTTTTCCAGGGCTGAGATCACCGCGGTTCTCCTGCCAGGTACGTTTTTCAATGCAGCCCTGACCATGCCGGCGACCGTGATTCGCATTTGCCCTATCGATTTTTGATTTTCGTTGTGCATTTATTAGACCTCCTTTTTTTTACTCGTTTTTTAACCCAAAACATGTTAAAAAAGATGTTAAACTTTTTCAGGTTTACACAACTTCCCTTTTAGTCGATAATAATTAATCAGAGCTGTTTCAACCAACCGTCCACCCTATTCTGGTTGTGTTTTCAACCAGTCTAATAATCCATTGTTGAACCCGAAATCCGGTTAATAACTCGTTTCGTTTTATTAGAAAAAACGCTAAAAACCTGTTAAAATAGATGTTAAAAAACCCATTTAAAGGGTATTTGGAAAAAGGCCTAATCGTAGACCCTTGATATTAACCCGTTTACAAAGGCTGCATCTACACAAATAAATAGCCTTGGGTATCCGTATATCTGTCAATCCTTTATCAGTACCTATTGACAGCCGTTCATCGCTGTAAACCCTTGACGGTGGCGGCTTTACGTGTTTTTTTAATTGTAAATATTTCAATTTAATATTCACTTTATCAAAGGGTTGTAGTGGCAGGCAGAATATGAATCCCTGCCGTGCCTGCCACCACAGTTTAGGAGGAACCGGCAGGGAAACTGATAAGCGTTCGGTTAAATACTGCCGTTGCCATAAACTCTTCGCCGTGCCTGTGCGCTTGCTTTCAACGGCCCTATATGGATATCTACATAGTCGTAAACCTTTGGCTTCGCTTTACCTGGCGCCGGTCTTAATACTCTGCCCAGGTATTGAATGACACGCCCATCGAATTTGATAGGGGTGGTCAAAAACAACGTGCTCAGTTGCTTGCAGTCAAATCCCTCGCCAAGCAGGCTTCCGGTTGCAACTAAAACCTTGATCTTGCCTTGATTTAAACGATTAACAATATCCTGCCTTTGTTTTGCCGGTATATCTCCGGTTAGCAATACTGAAGAAACATTAAAATTATGCGATAAGACTTGCTGTAAGGCTGCACAATGCGCTTTTCTATCTGAGAGCGCTAAACATATGCCCCCGCCGTTCTTTGCTTCTGTGGCCACGTCTTTGGCTATCAGCCGGTTTCTTTCAACATCTTGTGTAAGCTCTGAAAGCATCTTGCTATATTCAGTTGACGGGTCAATGCAGGTTGTGAAGTTTGTTTCCCTGATAACAATGTCAGCCTGCAGGATGTCCCCGTTACTGATCAAGTCGGCCTTATTTATTTCATGCGTAACATCGCCGATATGCCAATATATCAATCGTGACAAACCGTCACGGCGCCATGGTGTGGCGGACAGCCCCAACATGTACCGGCAATCAAAGGCAGTCACGGCCTCTGAAAAAGTCCTGGCCGGTGCTCGATGCGCTTCGTCTACAATAAGATGTCCGATATGTTGAGAAACCTCATCTGCGCACTTATAAAGCGATTGTACTGTAGCAACCATGATCTGCTGGCCAACTGTCTTTTTGCCGTTGCCGATAATACCGATGTCTTTTTTAGGGATATTTAAAAACGTTTCAACTTGGTCAAGCCACTGATTAAGCAGTTCCTTAGTGTGAACCACAATCAAGGCCGGCTGTTTGCGCTCTGCTATTATGTATAATGCCACGACGGTTTTGCCGCTGCCGGTGGCTGCCGATAGAGTCCCAAAGTCACGCTTAAGCACATCTTTAACCGCTCGTTCCTGGAAGGGTCTCAACTTACCATAAAAGGTAAAATCCACTTCGGGCAGGCTGCGCCGTTGATCGTCGATCTGGTACGAGACATCAAGCTTGCGTGCCATGCCGATAAGCTGCCTTGCAAAACCCCTGGGAACGATAAGGCCGTTGTCTGCAACCTTATAAAACCTGAGTTGACGTGGCGTATCACCCTGCCACCTATTCATCATGTTGTTCTCAAACCACTTAGGATTTTTAAGGGTCAGCCGCTCCTTTAAGGCTTTTTGAAATGAAACAGGTGCCCCTTGCACACTCAATTTATTGTCAATGATGATCTTCATGTTACGTCTTTCTCGAAGCTCAGATTTTTAAATGTCGTTGTTTTTTCATGCCAAAGCAGTTTGATTCGTCCGATAGGTCCGTTACGTTGCTTGTTAATATTAAGTTCGGCATGTCCTTCAAATTCCTCTCTGTCCTCATAAACAACCGGGCGGTAAAGAAAGGCCACTACATCGGAATCCTGCTCTATGCAGCCTGAATCTCGTAAATCAGAGAGCCGGGGCCGCTTGTAAGGATTTGGCCGCTGTTCAAGCGCCCTGTTTAATTGTGATAACAAGATAATTGGAACGTTAAGCTCTTTCGCCAGTCCCTTTATTGCTGCCGTGATAGAGCCAATTTCCCGATCTCGCGTCTGTGCATTGTCCCCGCGCACAAGCTGCAGGTGGTCAATGATTATTAACTCAATACCTTTTGTCTTTTTCAACTTCCATGCCCGCCGGCGGATTTCCGAATAATGAAGGGTCGGAGAATCGTCGATAAAAATCGGCCACTCATACACTTCCGTTTGAGCGTCTGTTATAGCCTTCCAGTCGTCCGGTTGAAATTTGCCGGATCGAAATTTCTGGCAATTAATGCCACTTTCGCCGGCAACTTGCCGGTCAAAAAGTTGTGTTCTCGACATCTCAAGAGAGAAAAAAGCAACTGGGACCCCTTCCCGTGCGACATTGGCCGCTATATTCAGCGCCAGAGCTGTCTTGCCCATGGACGGCCGCGCTGCAAGGACAATAAGATCAGTTCTTTGAAATCCACAAAGGATATGATCGAGTAGGTAAAAGCCTGAAGAAATGCCGGAGATGCTGCCTTTACGCTTCGAAAGTTCCTCATAACGTTCCGTTGAACCCTCTGCGAGCTTTGAAAATGATACAATTGAATCAAGCCCGATTTCCCCAGTTTCGTCTTCAATGCGCTGTAATTTCTCACGCGCCGTATCTATTACCTTTTCCGGTTCGGCTGAATCGGAGAAACACGCCTGCATAGTGTCGTGTGATTGCTTAATTATTGCCCGTAAGATAGCCTTATCCTTTATTTTCTGCGCATAAAACCCAATATTTACAGCGACGGGTGCACTGTCAACCAAGCTCGCAAGATATGTTGCACCTCCTATATTTGCCAATTTCCCTGCTTTTTTCAGAGCATCGGCCATAAGTGGAAGGTCAACCTCAACTCCCTGCTCTACGAGATCACAAACAATCGAAAAGATTTGCTGATGAGCGGATCTGTAAAAGTCCTCCGGTCGAAGATAGTTAACAATATCGTTGCCATCTCCCAGGAGACACGAAGCTAACACTGATTCTTCGAGTTCGAGAGCTTGGGGTTGAATATGTTCCAGTAAAGGATTGATTTTCGTTTTAGTTCTCATAAAGTGAACTCACATTTTCAGCGGTGATTTCCTTTGGTGCCGGTGGGTTTGCTTGCCCTGGCTGGACGGGTTGCTTCGACTTTGCTTTTTGGTTCTTGATTATGCCAAGGAGGTATGCTTCACGTTTACCCTGGGCTGCATAATCCTTCAAAAGATATGTCCGGATGGCGACCTCGACTTGCTGCGCAGGATACTTCGCCCATTTTTGAAGCTGAACGAGCAAAATCGATTCTGCAATTTTGTTATAGCTTCTACAGGAAGCGAAAGCTCGAAATACCTGATCGATAAGATTCTGGTCTGGATATCGTTTTTTTAGATTTTCTATTTCAGAAAAAAAAGCAGGGGGTTTTTCTTTCTTTCTTCCCTTCTTTCTTAATATTAGCACATCATTAGCACCGGCGTTAGCACCTTCGTTAGCACCTTCGTAGTTTTTAGGGTTTTGGTAATGACTATAATTTAAGATAGTTATAATCATTCCGTGTAGTACCTTCATTAGCACCATCGCACCGACCTTCGTAAGGTACTTCGTAACTCCTTCAAGTTCCCGTTTTGTAGGCTTTACCGTTCTATATCCAATCTTGTATGCCAATGATTTGCTCATCCTCTGATATGATGTGAAAAACTGACCGCGTTTAAGGTTGCCGTGATCTTTGAAGCTCGCCTGTAGCAGCATCCATGTCCAAGCCTTGATAAAAAGCGGTGGCTTTGTCATGATCCCGCTACGCAATAATTTTCTGGAAAGCAGGATAAAGCCTCCCGGTATCAATTCGCGGTTCATAGCTGATAGTCCTTATTATTTTTCCGCCGTTGCGCCGCCATCTTGGATCCATCTCAAAACTTTTTCCCTCTCAAAACGAATATACTTTCCGACTCTGGTCATAGGAATTGTGTTCTTGCCTTTTTTGCGGGTCTGTGAATAAATCCAGCTAAGTGGAGTTCTAAGAATCTCCGCCATCTCGTCAGGGGTTAAAAAATCTGTCATAACAAAACCTCCGTAAAAAAATTTATCATTAAAACATCTTCGTAAAAAACCAAAAAAAAAGCTCCGTCTTTCAAAAGAAAGATAGAGCTTTAAAAAATGACAGTCAATCAAATATGTAATGATACAAGCAGGTTATCGGAATACCGTCGGTTTTACGGAATACCGTCGGTTTTCCGTGTTGTATTTTTCATTTCTTTTACTTTTCTCTTTATATAGTCCTCGGTCCAGCCAATTTTTTCCATGGCCTCAGTGCGAAAAGCTATGCTACTTTTGTATTCATGCTTTTTATAAATAGCTTCTATTCGTGCCTGCTTGTAAGAAGCGCGCTTAGTTTTAGAGGAAGCAGAAATTTTGGCCAGTAGCGTCCTGTGCTTTGAGTAACTCGCTCTTATGTGAATTTCTACCATCGTTCCGTGCACCATATAAGATACTTCCTCCATATTTTTCAAAAGCTGAAGAACCCTTTCCGATTCTTCCTTCATAGATAGCATCCCTAAAGAATAGGCCAGCATGAACGCTTTTGTGGCTAAGCTTTTGCAATTTTCCTTATCTGCAAAATTCAAGCTTGAGAGCCAGGCAATCCATTTATTTTTCTCTGCTTCATCTGCTATAGCATAATGGAGGGGATTAAGACCCTTTTTCATAAGTGAAATTTCTTTATCAACGCCACGAGCAATACAATCCGCCGCTTTGGAAAGGATCTCCTTTTCCTCAATAATAAAAGGGGGTTCGTTGCGTATCTCGAAACCAAAAAGAAACTTTACCAACAGAAATGCTTGATACTTAAGCCTTGCGCCCGATCTCTTCGCTATCCATAGAAAGTTGTTAAATTCTTCACTTTTCATTGGTTGCACCTCCTGTCATGCGCCTGGTAATTATTTTAGAGGGGAAAGCAGTTCAGGAAAACCGCCTTGTCAATTCCAGTGATCAGCCGGAATCTATCCCCCAAAAACTGATATAAAATTGTGACCAAATTGTGACCATAACCTAAAAAAACATAGTAAAAAACGATAAAACAAGATATAATATTAAATTATATTTTACTATATATTCATATATGTTAATATACAATAGTAAATATTTGTAATGATATCAACCACATTCACACGGTAGAAGTCACTGGTTCAAATCCAGTATCGCCTACCACCTGT